CGCGGAGTAGTCTCCGTCCTTCCCCAAGAAAATATCAGCGTACTGACCCGCTAGCGCAACCACCCGCTCGGTTGCCGCTGTTCCCTCCAGCTTGTCCTCGTTGTACGCCTTGCGGACGTCGAGTACCGCATAAAGGTACTGCCGCAGCAGGCGCTCAACGGTCGCGGCGCTGTTTAGGTATTCGCCGTCTGATTCAAAACCGTCGAACAGGTTTTCGCCGCGCTCCTTGGCGCGTTCTTCTGTCCCTTCGATTTCCGTACGGTTTGCCATAGGCGTGTTATACCACTTGTTGAGGGGCGTCTGTTCCTACGTCCAGTCGGGCGGCAGCATGAGTACCCGAATGTCATACCGGTTCCCGTTCTTCTTGATGCTCTGCAAAATAAAGCGGGTGTTAGGGAGAATGCTGATTTCCTTCTCACTTCCATAGCCACCGGAGCCATGCGAGTCAATGGCCTTGGCTCCCTTGGCATACACGAACTCAACGCGGTGCTGCCCGAAATTGGAAGTTGCCGTCGGGGAATACGAGGTGGGCATCGGGCCGCTGCACTGCATGACGGTGCCGGGGCCGGACTGGATCAGCTTGTTGATCATGTCCTGCGTCATGTTCTGCCAGCGGTAGATCGTCGTGCCCTCTGGCTTCTCCTGCGCGTACTTCAGCGCCTCGCTGGCGACCTGCTTCAGGTCGTGGCCCTGATAGGTCTTCTTGCCAGCTCGGTAGGCTGAAATCACGCCACCGGACTGCACCATCTTCACGAACGCCTTCGCGCCGCTCGACATCTTGACGTAGTCCGACGACGCCTTACTCACATCGGCGCTCGTTACGTCCATCGTTTTCTTTGGCATCAGCGCGTCGGGGTTGTCGATCTTGCCGAGGCCAATCCAGAATCCGATCTTCTCGTTGTTGGCGACCTTGTTGATCGTCGTCCCGTACTTCTTCGACGGGAACGCCGCGCTGACCTGCGAGACGCTCGTCGCGTGTCCCACCGAGAACTGCTTCAGCGGCTCCGGCGGGTTCGCCACTTCGTCCATCACGGACAAGCAGCCGTCGTAGAACGCCTTGAGTTCCTTCGCGGGGTGTTCCGACAGCGGCTTGGAGCCGAGGATGTTCCCGGTCTCCTTGTCGAGCGATTCGTAGGTCATGTTCCGGAGCGCGACGTAGTCACCGCTCTGGAAAATCTGCTGCACCTGCTGCGCGAGCTTGTTGTTCTGATCGTTGACCCACGCCTTCGACGAGGCCGCGAACTTCGGCATGGTCGGCGCAATCGCCTTGCTCATGTCGAGCTTGGAGAGATTGACCTTGCCTGCCTTTGCCGTCGTTGCAGCGGGGTGGGGCGGGGGAGGCTGCTGGCCCACCGTCTTGGCGGCTGCCGCGGCTCGCTGGGGCGTAACGCCCCCGTTGAGTGCTGGGTGCTGGCCCTTCTTCTGCCCCGTCACCACAAAGTGCGTGGAGCCGAGCGACTTCAGCGCGTTGTTCGCCAGCTGCGCCTGCTTGTGTCCGTAGGTGTTGGTCCCGTAGTTGAGCGACAGCAGTCCCTTGACGTCGCCGCTTTCCGCGTACGCCTTGATTTGCTGCACCTTGCTGTTGTGGGACGCCGCGTTGCTGTTGGTGGTGGGCAACAACGCCTTGTCGAAGTCGGGCATCGCGGGCAGCGGCTTGGTGTCCTTCGGCGGCGGGACCGGCGTGCTGATCGCCTTGTCAGCCTGTGCGGCTGCCGCCGTGACCTGCGCTCCCTGCTTGGCCTGCAGGTCTTTGACGAGCGCGGCGTGGTATGCCGCCGCCTTGAGGCCGTTCGCCGTGCCAGACTTCCACGGCACGCCGTCGGCGTAGAGCTTGCCGCCTACCCCTTGGAAGGACTGCAGCCCCGCCAAGTCGCCTGCCGCGTGCTGCGCCGCGAACTTGTCGACCATGCTGTTGTAGTACTGATCGGCGTACTTCGTGCCGGTCGTAAACACCGGCTTCGCAGGGACGTCGGACGGTGGCGTCATCGCCTGCGCGGACTCCATCTTCGTCATCGTTGACGCGATGAGGCCGAGGCGGGCGAAGTTCTTGATCTGCGCGTCGAAGCCGCTGACACCGGGGTAGGTGTTCTGAAGCTCCAGCGCGAGGTTTGCCAGCCCCGTCTGGTCGCCGTTGTTGGTCAGCGTGGCAATCTTTGAGATGAGAACGGTGTGCGCGGTGAGCGCCGCCTTCGGCATCTCGCCGAGCATCGCCACCTTGAACTCTTTCGATGTAAGCCCGCCGTCAGCCAGCAACTCTGCGGCTGCCTTCTCTGCCTCTTGCACCATGTCGCTGGTGGCTTTGTAGGCGGTGTACGGGTCCATCGTGATGGCTTGAGCCGCCGCAGCGGCGATCACGCCAGACGATGCGGGGTCGTCGGTTTCCGCGGCTTTTAGCGCGGCAGCCCCGCCGATCTGATTCAGCACCGCGTCGCGTCGTGCAATCAGGTTCAGCGCCAGCGCCGCCTTCTCGGCTGGGTTCGGTGGCCCGTATGTGTCGACGAGCTTCTTGATTGTCTCGTCCGATACGGTCGCCAGTTGTTGTGCGCTGGCCTGCAGCTGTGCCTGCGTCATGGACCCGAATACGGTCGACTGCTCCTTCGTCGTCTGCCGCATGGACGTCAGTTCCGGTGCGGATGCGTCGAGCAGGCCACCCTTCACGCCGTGCGCTTCGCCCTTCGGCAAGCCTTGAGCGCGAAAGAGCAGGGCACCACCCGGGTCAATGCACGCGGCTTTGCCGTCCGGTGTGATGATCGTGTTGTCGTAGCCCATGCCCAGCACGTCGTAGTTCGCCAGCCACGCGTGCGTGGCGTACGTCGCCTGCGCCGCGGCAACGTGCGCGGGGTTCTTCGGGTTGAAGGCAGCGCCTTCCATCATCTTGCTGGCGACACCAAGCCCGCCGCCGTACTTGCCCTCCAAGTCGACGAGCCGCATTTCTGGCGCACCGACGCCAGCGGCCTGCATGAGCTTTGCCGCCAGCACCTCGTTGCGTGCGCGGGCGTCGCTGACGCTATCCGAGACGTTCCCACTGACCTTCTGGGCGTTGCCCTTGACCAGCCACTTATCGCCTCCCTCTTGGTACATCGCGCCGGGGTTGGAGCCTCCCGGCTTCGCGCCAACCTGTGTGCCGTAGCTGGAGAGCGCCTTGGGGCCACGAATGGCGTCAGCCGACGCGGTGGCCTTGGTCTTGTGCGTGACGTCGCCGCGCACCTGCACCGCGTACTGATAGACGCTCGCGCCCCACTTAACGTGCGACGTTCCCTTCATCCCCGACGCGTACTTGCTGTCAGCGTCCTTGTGCTGGGCGATGAAGTTGTCGAGCGAGGCAAGATTGCCCGCCTGCGCCGCCGAGTGAATCGCGTTGATCTTCTTCTGGTAGACGGGGTTCTTGCCGTCGATGCCACCGGCGATCTTGGGCGGCAGCGTCACGCCGTCAGCGCCCATCGCCTTCCATTGCCCGCCGAGTGCGGACCCCGAGGGCCAGCGCGGCTGCATCGTCCACGCGCCAGACACCGGACCCTTGGCTTTCTTGAGCGGACCGAACGACAGCAAGTCCTCTAGGTCGTCGAGAATCTGCTTGTCGTGCGTCCGGTTCAGGAGTTTCTTGGCGTCCTTGAGTGTCGCCAGATTGATCGCCTGCGACTCCCAACCCATGTTCTTCGGCGTACCGGTCGTGCGGCGAGCAAGGTAGAACCGCGCCTTCGACGTGTCACGCTCGTAGTCCCCGAGGATGCCAACGATCTTGATTTTGAGACCCGTCTCCTCGTACGCCTCCTTGATCGCGTTCTGCTGCATCGTGAGGCCGTCCTCGACGGTCCCCTTGGGGTAGGTGTTCTGGTAGCCGCCGTAGCTGTTGGTGGGCCGCGTGAGCCACACGCGCCCGTCGTCCTCGACGATCAGCACGCCAGCGCCGACCGACTTCTTCGGGTTCGCCTCAAACGGCAGATCGGCGTCGAGCTTCTCGTTGGTCCCCGTGACCTTGGCCCAGCCATCCTTCGGCGGGTTCCACGTTTTCATCGCCACGCCGTTCAGCGTGTCGGGAGCGTCTCCGCCCGGGGTGAATACCGCGGTCTTGTTCGGGTCGGTCCACGTACTGCGATGCGACGGCTTGCTTGGGTAGTTGATCGTGACCGCCGCGCCCTTGTCGTTGACCTTCGGGTGCGGCTTGGCCCCCGGAGGCGGTCCCTTGGGCTTGGGCGGGCTGTAGGAGCCGCTGCCGTAGCCGCCCCCAAACAGGCCACCAAGGTAGTTCTTGAAGCCGCCTGAAGCCCCGCTACCGCCGCCGCTCGTGCCCTTGGGGGCGAACTGCCCACCAACGCCTCCCGGCGACCCAGAGGGCCAGCGGTTCCAGAACCCCTTCTGCAGGGACTCCTCAACCGCCTCCTTGATGGCGGCACGGAGGGCGGCGAGTGCAGCGCGTGCTTCGGTTGCTTCAGGGGTAGCCATGTCAGCTTCCCTTCGACGGCTTGGCGCTCTTTTTCCGAGACATCGCCAGTTCGTATCCGGTCTTGCGCCCGGGCTTCTGCATCTCGGTCGACGGCACATGAACGTCACCGACGTCCGGCGACATCTTTTCGATGCCGTTGACGATCCCCTGCGCCCAGTCTCGACCCGCGTTGCCGCCCCACAGCAGCCACGCAATCGTGCCAGCGGTCGGGCCGCCGTCAGACTCCTTCTCGTCGGGGCGGTAGTTCTTCGCGTGCCGCGAGAAGAACGCGTGCATCCGCTTCACGGTCTGCTGCGAGATCGCGTCGCCGTTCTTGAGATTCACAGCACGCTGCACGCCGGAGCCGATGCCCTGCGCGGACGCCTCGGCGTTGGACAGCCCGCCGCGGTTCCACTTCTCGCGCAGCTTCAGGCCACGCGCCGCGGCGCTCTGCACGCCAGCTGGCGGCGAGTACGTCTGGTCGGCTTTATTTAGCTGCTCCAGAACACGTTCCGCACCGGCAGATAACTGCGAGATGCGTTCGGCAAGTTTTGATACGCTCGTGTTGTCCATAAGGTGACTCCGTCAATGCAGCGGCTGACCGACTACGACATCTACAAAGAACTCGTGACGCTTGCTGACCGCCTTGACGCGATGGCAGACAAGTCGTTGTCGCTGCGTTCGCGTTCTGCGCTCAAAACTGCGTCCGAGATGTGTCGCAAGCTAGCCTCCGCGTTCTTTAAGGCGAGTTTTTAGGCTTTCCCCCCGGTCAGTTCCTTGATCCGGTTGTCGATGTGTGTGGCGTGGTCGTTCAGCGCGACCTTGTAGCGGAGCGGGGTGCTGCGACCTGTGCTTCGCGCCGCCGCGTCGTAGCTTTCCGCTTTGACCTTCAGGTTGCTTTTCATCTGCTGCAGCCGAGCGACGTTCGTGATCGTCGCTGGGTTGGTTGACCCGAGCAGCGCTGCCGCTTGTGCCGAGTTGTAGTGGGTCTTGCGCGAACCGCCACCGCCCTTGGGCTTGCGCCCCTCGTTGGCAACACCATCGCCGTCTCCGTCGCCCGGAACCTTCTTGATGATCCGGTCGAGTACGGCGTGCAGTTTCTTGATGCGTTCAGCCATGTCTGTCATTTCTGGTCTCCTTGCGGTGTCGGATCGCGTGCCTCTACGCCACGGGATCGGCATCGCTACTCCTGCAGCTGCGACGGTTCGTACTGGCGATACACGACGGTGCAGCGGCAGTTCGGGTGAATCGGCGGGAGCGAGACGGGGCCGTCCGGTGTCAGGAACGGCTGCGCGTGCTTCACGCCCTTCTTGGGGTTCATGCTTGGGATGGGGCCGCAGATTTCGCAGAGCCGCTCGTCGCGGGCGACCACCCATTGCTTGCGGGTCAGTTCCTCTTTGACGACGCCTTTCTCTAGCGCCTGCTGCCACGCGTCTTGGATGCCGATGTTGTTGGTGCGCGTCGCTTCGGTCCGGGCAATCGTGCGCGACCGATACGCGAGGTACTTGCGCTCATAGGCGGCGACCATCTTGTCGATCTGCGCCTTGGTGAGCGGCGTGCCGTTGTCCATCGCACGCTGTAGCTGCCCGTCGAAGCGGAAGTCGCGCAGGCGGCGCTCGTTGATGCCGTCCTTGGGCGTGCCGTCCGGGTTCAGCGCCAGCACCTGCGTGCCGTTGACGCGGCTCACTTTGTTGCCCAGCCCGAAGCCGCTCGCCGACCGCCGCTGGTGGAAGGTCTCCAGCTGCTTGCGGTAGTTCTGCACCGCCTTGGCCTGCCGGTCGGTCAGCCCAATGATCCCCTTGACCTGACGGGCGACCTCCTTGGGGTTCGCGCCAGCCGTCATGCCGTCCAGCAGGTACTGCCGGATGCCTTCCTTCGTCTGATCGTTGATCTGGCGAATGAGGCCGAGGCTGTAGGTCTGCAGCCACGTGAGGAGGCGGGGGTTCAGCTGGTTGAAGGCGAACGTCGCGCCCTTTACGCCCAAGGCGATCTGGGCCGCGGTAGCGCCCCCAGCCGCGTACGCCCCGGCCTGTATGGCGGGCGTTAACGCCTCCAGCGGGGCAAGGGCTGCGGGGAGGTCGAGCAGCCGCAGCACCTTGCCGATGTTGCCCTCCTGCAGGGCTTCGGCGATCAGGTCTACGTCAATGGCCCCTTGCTGGGCCGTCAGGGCGTCAAGGATGGCCTTTCCGAGGTTTGCCTCTAGCTTGAAGGCCAAGGCTTCGATTTCGGCTAGGCCGCCGGAGCGTGCCTTCAGCACGACCGTCCGAGCAGGGCGGTAATCCGGGGGGAGGGGGCGATTAACGCCCTCCCGAACATCCCCCAAAACCCGCCCCTTGGCCCCCTGACTACCCATACAGTATCACTCCCGTGAGAAAACCGCTTGACTCCTAGCCCCTACGGTTGCAAAGTATCACCACGGTGATACAGGAAGGGCAAACGCCAACACGGCGATGATACCCGGAACGTATCGCAGAAACGCCAAACGCACAACAGCAAGGAGAAAGCCGATGAGTACCTTCCAAGGCGACAAGATCAAAAACGCCCTCGACACGGTAGCCGCCGCGGTAGAGCAGCTTGGGTACGCCAGAATCAGCCCGGAAAGCCTTGAGGCTCTAGAGCGCACCCTGCCGCAGCAGCCGCCCAATGTGTGCGCCGCCTTCCACAACGTGATGGCTGGTTTCCGGGCGCTTCTCGCCCCAGCCGAGTAAGGGGGAGCCGATGCCAATCGCCAACCCTACGCAGTACTGGACCGCCGCCGCGCAGAAGGCGCTGCTCAACCGCCGCATCGTCGCGGTGCGCTACATGACCGATCAGGAGGCCGCGGAGTTCGGCTGGTACTGCAAGCCGGTGGTTCTAGAGCTAGACGATAGCTCGCTCTGGTGGCCCTCCTGCGACGACGAGGGCAACAACGGCGGGGCGATGTTCTCCACCAACCCCACCGCCGACTGCCTTCCCGTACTGCACTCGGAGGCCGCATGAAGGGCAGCAAGAAGGGATGGGTTACGGACCGCCGTCACGGTGGCCCCTACGACCGCGGCAGGGCCGACAGCTACTACCGCCGCCCCCGCCGACCGCACTACTTCGTGGGCGGCACCTACATGAGCGAGGAGGTCACAGAGGAGCGGATGAGCGCCGAGTCGATTGCCGATTACCACCGAGGCTTTGACGAGAACGAGGCGTCTGGCACCTACAAGGACTACGAATGAAACCCCGCATCAAATACCTGATTCACATCGAGCAAGAGGGCCGGAGCCGCTTCGTGTTCTGCCAAGAGGCCGACGTCGGCGCGGTTGTTTGGCACACGCCGGATTGCAGCACTTGGTACGTGAGCGAAACCGAGGACTACCTGTGCATGAAGCCGATTCGCAACGCGCCAGAAAAGTGGCACACCGAACTGGAGGCGATTGGGTACGCCTTCCAGATCGTTCGTAACGCCGCCGAGGAGCGGCTTAACCCAGAGGAGGTCGTATGAACACCGCTATCAGAGTTCTTGCCGGAACGACCGGCAGTTTCGTTTTTGCCGCGACCATGGTTTGGGTTCTCCTGAACTGGTTGCTCAACTGCCAAACATGGGACCAGAGCCTCTGGACCGAATCGTCCTCCTGCATACCGCCGGGAGAGTTCCTGCAGATGCTCGCTGACATCGCCCGGTCAGTTACGCAGAAGGTGCTGCCGTGACCCCAGACCATCCGCACCTGAAGTACTTCCTGTACCTGAACGAACTGCGCGAGTCCGGGCAGACGAATATGTTCGGCGCTCGTCCATACCTGCAGGAGGCGTTTGGGATTGACCGCGAAGAGGCCAGCAAGGTGCTGACCGCGTGGATGGAGTGGTTCAGCAACAACCCGGAGAACCGAGACCTATGAACGCAGCCAAAGAGCAGGAGATGGAGCGCGAGGTCGAACTCGCCTACGAGCGCAGCAGCATCGGGCCGGTACTGATCAACGACGAGATGCTGGCTCGACTACTGGTCCGTGCTACTCGGAACAGCCTGAAGTACACGATGGCAGAAGCCCTCGACGAGATTCAGAAGGAGCGTCGAAAGTATGCGATCAAAAAAGCCACCGCCGCCGTTTCGCGTGGGCAGCTTGATTCGACGCCGCGGGCGAAAGACGGTGCGGGTCGTTGAGCGGGTGTATCCCAAGGGACACATCCTGCACGGGATGGTGCGTATCAACGAGCCGATTTCTGGAATGCGGAACTGGCTCTATGAGGAGATCGAAGTCGTCCGCTACTAGCGAGGTGCCCTATGGTTGAATGGATAAGACAACTGCTGCGGTCATGGCACGAACTGCGCCACTACGATCAGTACCGCGTCCCGCCGCCCAACGTCCGCTGCTCTCGCGGTCGCCGCTGCCGGGACGGCGACTACTGGTAGCCCCTAACCCCTCGCCTTGCGTCGCTTGAAGGCGAGATAGTCGGCAGCCTCAAACGGCTCCGCAAAACACGCCACGTGCCCCGTTCCGCGGGCCGATGGGTCCACGACCGCGACGATGCTATGCCCGTGGCCCTGTGAGCCGAATCCCAGCCGCTCCGCGTAGGAGTCGATGGTCTTGTAGCCCTTGGCCCGTGCTAGCCAGTACAGCGTGCCACGATGGCTATGTTCGCCCCCAAACAGCGCCCAGTTGTGCTTGTGGCCCGCCACGTAGAGGTGCGCGTAGTCGCCCCACAGCGCCTCTTTCTGCGGCCCGTGGAGCGGGTTCCATTGGCTGTGCCCGGGGAAGTCGTGCGCGACGTGCAGCCGAAACTCGCTGCCGCCCGGGGACTCTAGCGTCACCTTCGCGCCCCAGTCCTCCATTGTCACGTGATGCGGCTTGAAGCGCTCCAGCGCGTCGACGCCGACGGGACCGTTCCATAGATCGTGGTTGCCGGTTACCCATAGGAACCACGGCACGCCCGCGTCGTTCAGGAACCACTTCACCAGCTTCTTGGCGGTGCTTTCTGACGTATCGGTCTGCGACCACAGATGGGCAAGGCGTCCGCACCAGTTGTTGGTCGTGTCACCCACATTGACGCAGAACATCGCCTCGGTCTTTCGCGCTAGCTCGACGTGCGACCGCAACGTCACCCAATCGCATCCGTTGTCGTCGATGTGGGGATCGCCCCAAAACATGATCGCGTACGGACCAGTGACGGGGACTTTGAAGCGACGCCATTTCTTGGCGGTGGCGTGTTCCACGCGCCGCGTGTAGCGGCGGCACATCGTGTCGATTAGCTCCTCGACCGGGATGTCGTCATCCGGGAGGGCCGTAGCGGCTGGGACACGAGGGTTGCTGGCGGTCTTGGGAGTCGCCTTGGACCAGAACTCGCCCTCGTCGGTGCGACCCCAGAGACCAAGATCGCGTGCCTTGTAGGCGCGGGTCTTGAACTTGGCGACCGTCAAACCACCGCGCTTCTCCGCGGCGTGCGCTGCCTGCACAACGTTCCCGTCGTGTTCGGCTAGTATTTCGATGATCGGAAGATAGACGTGTTCTGGGAGTGTTGGTGTTGGCATACCGTAGGGGGGAGCCTCACGTTCGTGTGAGGGTTACGGCACGCGGTCTTGCTTGTTGTCGAGTTTGTCCTCGATTGACTTGAGACGCTCAAGAATCTGATTGAACTGCTTGTCCGTATGCTCGTTCTGGACCTCAAGTCGCGTGATTCTGGTGTTCAGCTGGACCCACACGGCGATACCGCCACCCAGCAAACCAAGTGTGGTGATTAGTGGTTGAAAAGAAAGTTCCATTGTCCTGTGAACCCCAGCGCAAGACAGCGCGTGCAAGTTGTGTATCGAAAGGTTGTTATGCTTGCAACGCTAGCAACGAAGTTATGCGCGGCAAAGACCGCACACAGGATGGAATATCAGCGGGTTAATACTCTGCTGTGTCGTTAACCTGTGCGAGCATCCCGCCAATCGAATCAACAAACTGCTCATTACTAGACAACTTGTGTGAGATCACGTCAAGCATTGCGTGTGTTACTTCGTGCCAAAACGTATGTCGCAACATTGACCGCGGCTGTCGTCGCAATGATATCTGGTTTTTTGACGGCTCCCAGATACCCATGGCATCGTCGTACTTCCAATCGGCGTTACTAATCACCTTTACCGTAATCCGGTGGCCCATGAGATGGAAGGCTTGCGGGATGCGGCGCATGGCTAGGTCAACAACAGCTTTCGCTCGTCGTTGCGACGCTTGACCAGTCCCGGCAGCACCCGACCACCGCCCTTGGTCCACATCAACAATCCCTCTGCGGCCCCCTCCACATCGCCGCGGTTGTACCGCATCCTCACCGAGGACCGCTGAAGATTGCCGAGACCCACGTTGAAAGCGAAGGAAACAAGGGCGTCGAAGTGGCTTTGACGATCAACAGCAGCAGGGCAAAGACGGGCCACGCCTCGCTCAAAACGCACAAGGTCTTGAGCAAGGAGATCGTCCACTTCAGCATCAGTCCAGACACGGTTGTCCTCCGGGCGTAGCGGGTACTCCTTCCGCAGCGGCTTGCCCACGTTCTCCGGTGTCCGAACCGCTGGAAGCGCGACTTGCTCCGGGTAGAGCAGGTGGCCTACGCCGACGGTGTGCAGGAACGCGGGGCAGAGGTACGGCCTGCGCCGCACCCCCTCGTGATGCTTCAGCATCCGAATGCCCGCGTCGCTTGTCCTCATTTCTTGCTGAACGCCTGCGACCCAAACCAGAACGCGATGACGGACGCCCAGATGATCTGGGTGTCCTCGTTCCACAGGTACTCCAGCGTCTTTTCGAACGGGACAGCCGTGTTCCACGCGTAGATGAAGCCCGCGATATCGACGAACAGCAGCAGGCAGAACATTCCGTAGGTGATGACCGGACGCACCGAGGCTCGCAGGTTGACCACCCACTGCGACGCGCCTTTGCCGATCTCGGCGTCGTGCTGGTAGAGCGACTGCCGCTCTTCGGATGCCGTCGTCAGCGCGACCTGCTCTAGCTTGATCTCCTCGACCTTGGCCTGCGCCAGATAGCCGCGCTCCAGCAGAGCGAGTTCCTTCTCTTTCTGCGCCGCCATCAGCGCCAGTTCGTGCTTCTTGTCCTGCCGGTCCTGAAATAGCTGCAGGAGCTTTGGGAGGCCACCGGCTAAAAAGGACGTCAGCGTTGACAGCAATGTCATCATGGGTGCGGCTCCGAGGGGCGGGTCACATCCCAATGATAAGCGGCAAATCAGACGCTACAAGAGACAAAGCGACGCAGACGCCTGCAGGACAGCAAAAAACTGTCCCGCGAAGCGTCGGCGAAGTAGGGCGGTGTCAGCAGCGTGACACCGGGGCGATTAGTTCGCCTTGGACTGGTCAATGACCGGCGGCTGCGCGGCCTCCTGCTGCCGCTGGGACACCTGCATCTCCAGCTGCTGCCGCACCCGCATATAGGTGTCGAGCGCGACCTTACCGGGAAGTTCCAGCAGCCCGCCAAGGATGATGTTGGCGTCGTTCGGGTTCACTTCGATCTTGAGCATTTCGTCCATCGTGCTTTCCTCGTGGTGGAGTTGGGGAGATGTTACAGCGGGTTACCAGTTGACACTTCGGCGTACATATCAAATGACCGTGACGCTAATACCGTTCCATCGCTCTTGCAGATCTGAAGAGTTCCTTGTGCGTATGCATAGCCGCTTGCCGGGTTTCCATTCACGTATGCCAGAACCATCCATTCACGCGTTGTTGACAGCGCGTGGAGCGCGTCGCTAGCTGGTGCGGACCAGAACGATCCGTAAAGGTTTGTAACGCGAGCATAGTAGTCACCAGCCGATCCGCCACCGGTCTTCCATGTAAACGACGCATAGTTTGTTTGCGCGGTCGAGGTGTTTCCGTATGCGTACTGTGCGGTGCCGTTGCTGTTCAGGACAATCTTGACGAACGATTCCGCGTAGTAAGCGTAGTTGTTGAAGTAGTAGTCGTTCAACGAAATCGCAGAAGAACCACCGGGATAGTCGTTAAGCGTCGCGGCAAGGCTTGATTTGCCATAAAAGTTTGAGAGGCTGATCGCGCCGCTTGAGACGCCCGCAAGGTTCCGCAGCGCCGTCTCGCCGAGGCTCGACGTAGCCGTAGCCGACCGACCAAGCTCTCTGTTAATAGAGCGGTCGGTGGTCGACCCGCCGATACTGATCTCGCCGGATGATACGAGCGGCATTTTTTAGCCCTTGCTTACTCTTCGGGGTTGGCGAGCGGCGATGGGGCTGGCGGCACGGGGGCCGGTTCCCACGGCAGCGGCTTGCTCTGCGCGGCAGCCTTCTCGACCTCGCGCTCAAGCACGATGGCGATGTGCGCCTTGCGCGGCTGCAGAACGTCATCCTGCGCCTCGACCCACGAGACGATCTGCGCCTCGGTCAGATCGCCGAACGCGGTGAATGACTCCGGGTCCGCGGCAGGCATCTTGACGGTGACCGGCAGCGTGAACTCGCAGGTTCCGTCGACGCCGGTGAGGCTGATATCGACTTCCTTGACGACGTCGGTCATACCGCTCTCGGTCTTGACGCGAACACCGTTGATCGTTGTTGAGTACACAATAGGCATTGCAATTCTCCTGTTAGACAGCGGGGGCGGGGGGTTGCGGAGCCACCGGCTCTGGCGGTGGGGGTGCCCACGGCATCGTCGCTTCAGTGATTGCCTTGTCAGCAATCTGCTTCGCAATCCTGCCGTTAACGTGCGCTTCATAGTCCCCAACAACCACGGCCTTGATCCACTCCAGAACGACTGCCTCTGTCAGCTGATCGAATGGAACAAACTGGTCCGCAGGAACGCTTGCGGCAGTGAACGGGGTCGCTCCGATGAACGATCCTTCGTTTCCATTCTCGTCGATTCCCTTCTTTTCCCAATACGTCTGGCAGACTGCTTTTGAGAGGGTCACGCCCGCCTCGTTCACCTCGTCACGGACCTTCATGCCCGTCACTTTCCACGAATAGGTTGTTGTCATTGCATCTTCTCCTTCAGAGATTTGATCTCAGCCACGGCGGCGTCGATCTGGGTTTGTTGTTCCTTGATGGCCTCAATGAGCAGAGGAACAAGCCGCTCATAGTCGATGGTGAGGTACTCCGCGCTTACCGGTGCGGGCTTGACGATCTCCGGCAGTACGCGCTGCACCGCCTGCGCCGAAACGCCAACTTCGCGTCGCGGCTCGTATCCGAGTCGTTGTGCCGTCGCGTTGGCCTCGTAGTAGAAGCCCTCCAGCTGCTTGACCTTGTCGACAGCGTTCGGAATTGTCCCGAGGTGTGTTTTGAGGCGCTCGTCCGAGTAGTAGGCCGTGATGTTGCCTGCTGCACGAATAGAGTCTCCGGTCGAGGACAAGTCGGCGTAATACGAAGTGTTGTTATAGTCGTAGAACACCGGAGCGCGGCAATCCCCGTATGCTTGGAACACGCCGTTCCAGTCCCAGTAAAACCTATCTGCACCGTTCATGTGCATATAGGTGTACGTGTGGTTGTAGCCGGACGAGTTCTTACTCATCTGCCCGATACGGAGTGTGCCGCCGTTCGAACCAGACGCTGCTGGGGTGTAGTGGAACCCAACCTGCCGGTCCCAGTCCCATCCACAGGACAGCAGCAACGACATCGTTCCGGAGGTCGTGATGTGCCACCAGTTCGTGTCTGGATAGCCAATTTGATACAACCCGGAACCGCCAACATAAACGGCGTCATAGCCCTTCGACAGATACGTCACGCGATTGGAATCAACCACGTTCATGCGTGAGGTACTTGCAGGGTCCGTGTAATATCCCGTGTCGTTGCTGTCGTAAAAGATTGGTGCCCGCAGGCTGCTTCCAGCCTGCAGAGAGTTGTTCACATATACGTTTGCAGCACCAAGAGCATCGCTGCTGTTGTTGACGGACATGACCTGCGAGGACATGTCGTAGTCGGTGTAGAACCGGATGCCTTGGTAGCTCGCGTTGGCACCGAGCTTGATGCCGGTGTGAAACGCGATACGAAGGTCAGGGTATGGATGACTCCACGACCCGCCCTCTTGGTAGATTGCATACGCTTCGGTGCCTAAACCGGAGTCGCCACCCTCGCCAATAAACTTAACTCGGCGGGTCAGCAGGTAGTTAAGGACACTGGTGCTATTCGGGTCTGCGTAGTAACCAGTGTCGTTGCTGTCGTAGAAGATCGGCGCACGAACAGAGGACCCTTCGACGAGGAAGTAGTCATCGCCAACGACTCGCGCACGCCAGCTTCCGCTTGAGTTCAGAAAGCCTATGTTGTTGCCGGTATCGGCGTACACATAGCCGCGAATCGTCCCCGCGTGGTTATCGCGGAACCGGATGCCACCGTTTGAATTACCGCCCAATGAGACGTTCCAGTAGTTACCGGAATCCGAGTAAAAGTGATTTCCGTACGACTGGTTGTAAATACCTGTCGCGCCGTAGTTGCGAAACCAGCCGCCGAGGTCGTTGTAAACGTCGCCGCAATAAATGGTGCTGAGACGGGATGACGAGGCTGGGTCGCAGTAGTAACCGGTGTTGTCCGTATCGTAGAAGATGTTGGAGCGAACGCTGTTGTATCCGTAAAGGATGCCCCACACTTCGTGAGATGCCGGTGACCTTGTTGCCCGCAGGTCTCCGGTGACTGCGCTAAAGGACTCGGTGGTCGTCTGCGCGGCGGTGTATGAGCCGCCCAAGTCCATGACGTTGTCATAGAACCCACCATTGTGGATTTTGCGAAGCACAATGGTGCCGTACGACCACGATGATCCGGACGTACCAAATACTACGCAGTACTGACCGTCCTTAAATCCAAGACGGATTTGCTTGTCGGTGTAGCCAAGGACATTGCACGCGGTGTTGTACCAATTGCCACTCCAGTTATGACCGCCGACGATTACGGTCGCCACTCTCGGCGAGTCGTACTCGTAGATGTCAAACACCATGTGAACCATGCCGTAGTTGCCAGAGCCTCCCGGCAACTTGAAGATCACCATGCCGCTTGATGCGCCGCCTGCACTCCAGTTGACGATTGGGCGAGCAAGGTTATTTCCTTGGCGAATAGCGCTTCCTTCAACACGCAGAACACCGGTCGCTCTGGTTATGCCAGAGGTGCCGCCGTTAAAGACGAGTTCCGATGCGACGTCGTTCGCAAGTCCCCCACGAATCTGCATCTGATTGCTGACGTACACCGTCCCGCCGCTGAAGTACGCGCCATTCGGGATCGTGATGTAGCTGCCGCCGGAGGTAATCGACGGGTTGGATGCGGAAAACGAAAGGTTGCCCGTCAACGTCCCGCCACTTATGGGGAGTGCATAGCTGCTGTAGTTACCAGCATGAAGCAGCGTATTGGAGCCGCCTTGGAGGAGTACCCCATCGCCACGAATGACAAAGTTGATGTCACCGGAGTCGGCGTTGCCGTCCTTAAAGACGATGGACTCGCCGCCAGACGTCGCAATGACAAGTCCGGCAGCCCCGGTGCCGGTGTTGGCGAGGCTCTTGATGAACCCGCGCATCGTGTTCGCGCCATCGCTGAACGTCAGCTGGTTCGCGGAACGGAACTCGACCTGCCCCGTGAGTTGACCGCCGCTTAACGGCAGTTTTGTGCTGTCGGTAGCGGACGTCGCGGTAGCGGCGTTACCCGTGATGGAGATGCCCCACGTACCACTTGCACCGGAGCCAGTCAGGGAAGGCGAGTAGCTCGTGTAGTTACCGGCGTGGAGAACTTGGTTGCCGCCCTGCTGCAACGCGCCCGAGGTGGCGTTGATCGTGCTGCCCGAAAACTGAAGGTTTGCGCTGCTTGCCGCGACATTCAGCGTGCCGTAAGTCGACGTATCGCGGTTGTAAACGAAGATGTAGCCCTGACCAGCAGACATTCCGATCTCTGCCGCCTGTCCCGTCGCCGCGTTGCCGTTGTACCAACCGGTGAAGCGCCCCTGACCGGTAGCAGAAATGTCGCCGCTGAAATTGCGCTGTGACGTCGTTGCGGCGTTACCGGAAACGCTGATGCCCCACGTTCCGCTGGCACCGCTTCCCGTCAACGACGGCGAGTAGCTGCCGTAGTTGCCGGAGTGCAATACGGTTCTCCAAGTGGAATACCCAAGATTGTTCTTGGTGCGAATCCAGAGGTTTCCGTAGTCCGAGTTGTTGTGCCGAATATCGAACCCAAGTTGGGCGCGAATCCCGCTACCGAACGCCAGCCCGATTACACCGCCGTATGAAAATGGAGCGTCCCAGCTTGTGTTGGCAGAGCCGTAGCTGCTGTACGCGCCACCCGCCTCAAGGTCTGTGCTGAGATTGGTGGACGCTCCGATGTTGCGCGGCATATCCATCGCAACAGCGGACATGGCGCGATAGCTGTTGTCATACAAGACGTTGCCGTATAAAGCACCGGACAGCGTGCCGCCGGTGAGCGGCAGGTAGCTCGTGGCGTTGGACAACGGCGTGTAGCCGAGAGCGGTCGTGACTTGCGACGAGGTGAGGGTGCCGGTGTACGTCGGCAGATCGCCGGACGCAAGTGACGCGCCAGTCGTGACGCGACCTTTCGCGTCGACAGTCACCTTCGTGTAGGTGCCAGCCGTGACTCCGCTGTTGGCGAGCGTCGTGGCGAACGACAGGTTCGCAGAACCATTGAACGTGCCGCTGGTGCCTGTAACGTCTCCCGTTAAGGCAATCGTGCGGCCCGTTGCGAGCGTCGTTGCTGTGCCAGCGTTTCCCGTGACGCCGATAGGCCACGTTCCAGTCGCGTTGGTGCCGCCGACTAGCGCACGCTCGCCGAGCGCGTCCGAAAGTAATGCGTTGGTAATGCGAAGCTCGACGCGATCATTCGCAGACCACGCCGCGGCGGTTGTGCCGTCCTGTGCGCGAACGATGGTGAACGTGTCTGTCGACCGCGCCGTGACCTTCACGATCTCGTAGGAGCTTGGATTGCTGAACGAGATGATCGTGACGTAGAAGTAGTCCGAGCCGGAGATCGTCGGGAACAGCGCTCCCTGACCGGCGGTGACGGACATCGACGTGGCGACGTTGGTGATGCTACTCGCCAGCGCCGACACCGCGTTGTTTTTATACAGGATTGCCATTACGCAGCCCTCTTCAGTTCGTAAGCGTCCATGATCTCTGCTTGCACCGTGATGCCATCAACCGTGGCTGCGTACACGACGCCCTGCACGTAGACGGTATAGCCGACATCGGCAACCGCGGACAGGGCAGCGGCGTCCATAACCGAGGCCGTCGCGCTGAATTCTCCGAAAATTATCCTCTTGAGACGCGCATTGGCGACGGTCATCTGCGCGACAGCAGCCGCCTCAAGGTTGACCGTGAGCGCGAGCGTCGTGTCGACCGATGCGAAGCCGTAGTTGTAGACCGCGGTGTCTGCACCAAGCGGTATCGTGAGCGTGATACCGCCGTTGCCGTCGGCCTGCGCGTAGGCGATGCCGTCGACGACGTAGGCCACCGACGTTTCGGCGTAGGTGTCGGCGTTCGCTGCGCCAAGGCCGTCGAGCGGCTTGACCACATCCACGCCGCCCAATGCATCCGGGTCGGCCTGCGATACCGCGCCCATGTTCTTGGTCAGCGCCATCTCTGCCGACGCGCCCGGGGTGACCCCGGCGGTGGCGCTGGCAGTCATGTTGACCGTCAGGCCGAGTGCAGCAGCAGAGGTGCTAACCGACGCGATGCCCGACGCGCCGATGATCTTGGTGACATCGGCACCGGCGGTCGACTCGGCCCGACCGACGCCGAACGCGCCGAGCGGGACGTTGAGGAACAGCAGGCCGTAGCCGTTCGACGACGCGCTTGCCGTGGTCGCCAACACGAAGTCGACCAGCGGAGCGCCAGTCGAGGACGAGGTAGCGGCGACCGTGGTGCCGATGTTCTTGGTGACGCCAAGTCCTGCCTGCGACGCCGCCTGCGCCGTCGAGTTGCTCCCGACGATGTAGGCGACCGAGGTGACGCCTGTAGCGGTCTGCGTTGCGTATGACGCGCCACCGAGCGGCTTACTAACGGCTGGCGATACTATGGCGGTCGCGGTAGCTGCCGCCGCCGTGCCGATGTTCTTGGTAACCGCTAGCCCAGCTGCGCCGCTGCTGTCTGCGTTGTTCGTGCCTGCGACGACGTAGGCGACGGAGGTGAAGGCCGTTGCAGCGCTACGCGCCTGCGACGCCACCCCGATGAGCTTGGTAACGGCGAGGTCGGCCTGCCCAGCGTTGGCAACAGCGCCGACGCCGGTGACGGTGAGATTCGCGGACTTGGCGAGGTCAGCCGTCGCCGTTGCCTGCGCGACCGCAGCGCCCTCAATCGGGATCAGGAACTGGAGCGAGCCATCGCCCGACGCCGCCGCCGCCGATGCACCGCCCAGCACGGCGGTCTTGGCAAGGCCAGCCGTAGCCGCCACCGCCGCCACCGCCGCGCCCTCGACGATATAGGCGACCACCGGGGCCGCTGTAGCCGCCGCTGTAGCCCCAACAGCCGCATCCACGGGCTTGGTAAGGGCAAGGGTAGCCGTAGCCGCAGCCTCGGCCTGCGTTGCGCCTTCTGCGGGCTTGGTGATACCCGCCGAGGCGCTTGCCGAGGAGATGGCTACGCCGCTGGCGTACAGGGCATGAGCAAGGTCGACATTGACGCTGGCAACCGCCGTCGCACCGCACCCGAGCGGCTTCGTGATCGCGCTGCCGGTCGAGGCCAAGCAGTCGCCGGATACCGACGCACCGAGTGGCTTGTCGAGGGTGGCGCTAACCGAGGCGGTTGCCGTTGCCGCAGCGTTCGCATCTGCGACGAACGCAACGGTGATGTTGCCCGTTGCTGTTGCGGTGGCAATCGCGGAGTCCGCGAGCGGCTTGGAGACGTCGGTCGAGGTGCTGCTTGTCGCCGACGCCGAGAGGCTGCCTGCGAGCGGGGCCGTCTTGTCGAGCGTAGCGTTGCCAGCCGTACTGATCGCGGCGACGCCCGCCATGAGCGGAGCGGTCTGGCTCGTGTTGCCAGCCGCCGTCGCTGCGCTGCTAACCGCCGCAGCCAGCCCCTTGGTGACCGAAAGCGGGACGGTAACGCCAGCGAGCGCTGCGCCCGTGCCACCGAGTGGCACAGACAGGGCAACGGAGGTGTTGGTGGCGGTGGCAAGGCCAAAGCCGGTCGCACCAAGGTTTGCCGCACGCGTCAGCCCAGCCGTCGTACTTGCGACGGCGGTCGCCGTCGAGGCGATGCGGTACGCGACGCTGGTGATCGCGGTAGATGTCGCCAGCGCAGCGAAGGATGCGCCGAGCGGCTTGCTGACTGCCAGCCCAGCAGACGCTGATGCAACGCCGGTGGCGGTGCTGGCTAGCCGAGCAGTTTTCGATAGGGACGCGGAAGCACCCGCGACCCCCGAGACGGAGGCCGCGAGCGCATGAACCTCCCCAGCCGAGCCGTTGAGTACGGCTTGGTTGAGGACCGGGGTATTAAATACCGCCACGCCCGCGGCCCCCGCGCCCGATTAGTTGTCGATCTGGAACGACAGCGACGAGATCGGGAAGGTGACGGTGTCGCCTTGGTTGATCGTCTTGGCGATGTTGAGCGCACCGTAGACCAGCAGGTTGCCGCTCGTCGACGCGTCCCACACGCCGAAGTGCGTCACCGTACCCCACGAGGCCGTCGGAGTCGGAAACGTGATCGCCACGTTGTTGCTCGTGGTGCCGCTCGTTCCGGACGACGCAGTCGTCGAAGCAGCGGCCTGCGTGCCCGCCCAGTTGGTAAGCGACGGGGCGAGGTCTTGACGCGCATAGGCGTTGCCAGACACCTCGGTGCCACCGCCCGTGTCGGACGGAGCCGCGGTGAGCAGCCCAACGTGGAGGCCAGCCGGGAAGGTGTACGCCTGCCCGCGGAACAGCTGGTCGATCAGCTTGTTCTCAAGATAGTCGGTCATTGCAGCCATGGTTGTTTCTCCTTAAGCAATTTGTTCACGGACAAGGAACTTCAGCCGGTCGTAGAGCGTCTGCTTTTCGCCGTCGAAGTTGATTTCTACTTCGCCTTCGTAATACCCCGGGTCGACGTTCAGCGTGGCCCCCGGAAAGTTGAACATCACTTCGCCGCTCGCACCTCCGTTCAGTTTGGTGACAGGGATGGTGGTTAGCACCGCCTCCGCTGTCACGCTGCGGAAGTGGATGGACACGGTGGTGTCTGCGTCGCTTACGTCGAGAGCTGTCCCGTCTGACTTGGTGAGCGTGAGTTTGATGTACGGGCGGTTATCGCCACGCACGAGTTTGATTTCTTCAGCCATTGCTGTTCTCCCCGTCGGTAGGCAGCGCCTCCGGCACGACAGGCGTCGCCTGCTCGTCGGTCGGCGTCGCTTCCATATCTGGCACGAAGTCGTCGCCCATAGATTCCTCTGGGGCGAGCGGCAAGCCAGCCGCCTGCCGCAGGTGGTTCTCTAGTTCGCGGTCGGGGAACAGCGTTGCGCCCGACGCAGTGAGCTTGCTGACAAACTCGCCCAGCGCAGTCAGGTCCGGCTTTTCCAGATCGCCCGGGACCAGCGACGGCATGACCTCGTGGTCCATCCCGTTGAGCTTCCAGAGCCGCGGCAGCAGGTGACGGTTGAACACCTCGGCGATGCCTTTGGTGTACGCGCCGACTGCGGTGGCGAAGATTTCTGTCTTGTTCGACGACAGCGCGAAACTGCCTGTCGATCCCTGCCCAAGGAAAATGAAATCAGCGAGGACGCTGGTCGCAATCGCCTTGTTGTAGCGTTCGATGACTTTGCTGGTGTCGAACTGGCGGGAGCCGCCCGTCGACAGCAGTTTGATTTCGAACATCAGGTTCCCGCTGCTATCACGCGTCGACGGAAGGACCAAGCCTTCGTGCGTGTCGCGCTTGATGCTGCGGATCAGCCGCTTGTATTCCTCGGCGACCTGCCGGTCGAGCTTGTCCGCGCCCTGCATCAGGTAGTTGGACGGGATGTAGGCAATCGGCAGACCTGCGAGATCGCGCTCCAAGCCAATCGCCTCGACCTCTTCGATGCGCTTTTTGAAGAACCACGGGCGGTACGCGTTGCGTAGCACGCTGCGGCCCTCCGGGTTGTTGCGCTCCTCGGAGGTGCGGAACAGCAGCAGCTTTTCGATAGGGATGCAGACCATGCCGCGGTCGTACGGCTGCTGCCAGAGACCGACGATGCTGCCGTCGTCCTTGTCCATCTCCCACTTGGGGATCGTGTTCTGGGCACGGAGCGACAGCGACCGGATACCAATCTTGCGGTCGTTGTAGACGCTACGTCCGGTCGGGTCCGTCGAGTCCGAGCCGAGGCGACGCTTCCAGATGATCTCCATCGGCGCATAGCCGTAGGTGAACATCGAGCAGACCTCGGTGATGACGGAGTTCCACGACACGCTCATGTCGTGCATGACCTCCTCGACGAACTGCTTCGCGCCTTCGGCCTCCGGCGAGTCGTCGGTTGCCTGCACGCGCCACTCGACCTGTCTTATCAGCATCGTGATTGCGAACAGCACCGCGCCGACAATCGGATCGTTGTCAGCCATCTCGCGGTAGATGCGCGAGCCGTTGAGACCGCGCAGGTCGCGCTCGGCCTCCTCTTGGACATACCCGCCGTACGCACGCAGACCCGACGTGCCGATGACACTCGGGTCGTACTTCAGCGGTTCTCGGTTTTCTTCTGCCATCAGTATTCTCCTCGCTCATCGGCGCTGACCCACGGACTGATCCGTGACAGGCCGTCTGGACGCGCATACGCCAAATCGGGCGCAGCAGCGCGGTACTGTTGCCACGCAAGTGCCAACGCCACGACGCAGTCGTCGTGTAGCCCTTCCGGTGCGTTGTAGGTCGCGCCGGTACGGGTGTACCTGTACTCAAAGCTTTCCAGTTCCGACCGGAGAATCCCGTCGGGGATGCGAAGCTGACGTTGCTGGATGGCGAGGACTAGCCCCTCCATCAGCTGCTGCTTCGACTGCGAGGTGAATTTGAAGCCGCTGACGTTGTGTCGCTTGGACTGCAGGCGCTCGACAATGGGGTCGCCTACACCCGTGGAGTCTACCAGTGTCGGCACGTTTCCGATAAGGGACAAGATACGTCCCTCGGTCGTTTCCCACGTTCCCTGCCAACGCTCAAACCCGCAGACCGCGCCGCGGCGATCTAGCCCAACGACCACGGTCCAGTCATGCGACTTGGCGAGGTCGATGCCCACCGCGACGGGCCGGTCCTCGGAGATCGTTCCGACGCAGCCCGCGATGTGGTGAATCCCGAATGGGTTCCCTTGGTCGTCCGACGGTTCGGCGAGGTATAGCTCCTTGAACACCGCCTCGGGGAGGATGCGCTTGGCGTCCTCGACCTCTGCGGCGTCCAGCACCCCGCCAGCCACGGCGTCGTAGGCCGTCAGCTTGGCGTAGTGGTAGCCCGCGTCGCCGGACTCGGCCCGCCGTGCGATCCGGTAGTGCCAGTTCGTGCGGCCCTTTACGTTTCCGATGATCCGGACCGGACCCTTGGTCGCGGTCAGGGTGGAGCGGACGGCAATCCACGAGTCCTCCCGGCAGCGCGACGCCTCGTCAATGACGGCGGCGTAGACGTCTTCACCGTAGAGGTTGTCTGGCTTTTCTGCGGTCTTGAACCAGATCGTGGACATAGGCGCGAGCAAACGGATGGTGAGTTCGGACTCGTTTGCAAGATAACTACCGACGGGCAATCCCGCCTTGATGCGCCGAAAGGCGATCTTGGCCTGCGGATATACCGGGGCCACCCACCAGAAGTTGCGGTTCATGCCGCCGTTGAGGACCGCCTGCTCGACCAGCCACGCCATGCAGCCGACGGTCTTGCCCGCCTTGGTGCTGGCCTCGACCACGCCGTATCGCGCCGCGCAGAAGATCGCCCGCTCTTGTGCGTCGTACAGCCACGGACGGATGTACTCGCCTTGAATGGGTTCTAGCTTCCGCGCCGCGCCCATCAGTTAACCATCGGGCGGTCGCCCAATCGCAGGGTGAAGCGGACCGGTCCCGCGGACTCCATCACCGCGGTCGCCTCGGCAGCGCGGTCGTTGTAACCGCCCTTCGACTTGAGCAGGAATATCGACGCCGTGAGCGCCGCCTTGATGTCCTGCTGCTGCGACGCGATCCGATACAGGTTCGCGGAGACGCGGGACAACATCCGGAGCTTCCCTTGCTCCAGTTCGTCGGCGTAGTGGACCCGGAGTGTCTTGGCGTCGATCCCCACCAGCTGCGCCGTCTGCTCGTGTGTCATGTCGTTGAGCATCGCCAGTTCCACGAGGTTCCGGGTTTGGGGGGTCGGTGCGTGCTTGTTTGCCGGTCCCTTTTTTTCAACGGGGGAAGGGGCCGGGGGGGCGGCTACCGGGGCCACGGGGGCGGTAACGGCGGCAGCCGGGGCCGGTGGCGGGGTAGGGGCGGGGGTTCGGGCTTTCTTCGGCATAGGGGTTATCGCCAAGTTGATATTGAGGACTTGC